AAGTGCTCGCCCTGGCGGTAGTTGGCTTTCTGATGCTAGCCGCTGGGCTTACATGGCTCTACGGTCCATACGGGCTCGGTGGTTCTGGCGTCGGATTGGCGCTGCTCATGTCGTTTGTCAACATCAAAGCGGATAAGGAGGATTGATCGTGGCTAACTTCTGGTCAACCTTCCGCCGCAAGAGCAACGAGAGTCGATCTCTCACCATAGACGACTACTTGGGGCTCACTAACAACGTTCCTTTTCCGCTGGGTTTCGTCAATCGCTCCGGCTACAACGAAGACAAGGAGTACGACGAGGAGTTTCAGTACAACATCTACAATGCCTACAAGTCGGACGGCATCGTTTTTGCGTGTATGTACGCTCGTCAACTCGTCTTCTCTGAAGCCCGGTTCCAGCTTCAGCGCTTGCGCGGCGGTCGCCCCGGCGATTTGTACGGTATCGCGGATCTCCGCATCCTTGAGACGCCGTGGCCGAACGCAACGACGGGCGAACTGCTCGCCCGCGCGCTGCAAGACGTAGACCTGGGCGGTAACCACTACGTGGTACGCGAGGGGGATCGCCTTCGCCGACTGCGCCCTGACTGGGTTGACATCATCCTGACGGCCCCGCCGGACACGGCGGTTGACGCTGATGTTGCCGGTTACGTCTACATGCCCGGCGGTCGAGGTTCTTCGCCCGAAAACTGGGAGATTTACCCGATCGACGGAAGCAATGGCGTAGTTGCGCACTGGTGCCCGATCCCTGACCCCGACGCTCTGTATCGCGGAATGTCGTGGCTTTCGCCGATCATCCGCGAGATCAACGCAGACAAGGCCGCAACTGCCCACAAGGCTAAGTTCTTTGAGAACGCTGCGACTCCAAACCTTGCTGTTTCGTTCAAGGAGACTGTCACCAACGAGCAGTTTCAGCAGTTCATGGAAACCATGGATGCCGCGAAGGGTGGCGTTGAGCACGCGTACGAGACTCTGTATCTCGGCGGCGGCGCTGATGTGACCGTAGTCGGTACGGACTTGCGACAGCTCGACTTCAAGGCGACTCAGGGAGCGGGTGAAACGCGAATCGCTGCGGCGGCTCGAATTCCTCCCGTCATCGTCGGCCTCTCTGAGGGCATGCAGGGTTCTTCACTGAACGCTGGTAACTTCACTGCTGCCAAGCACATGTTCGGCGACTCGACCATGCGTCCTTTGTGGCGTTCAATCTGCGCCGCCTATCAGGGCTTGTTGAAGAACTTCCCGAAGGATGCGCGCCTTTGGTACGACGATCGTGATATCGCGTTCCTCCGCGATGACCGAACGTCGGTCGCAGAGCTGCGCAAGACGGAAGCCTCAACGATTTCCGTGCTGATCCAGTCCGGCTACGAGCCGGATTCGATCGTAGCTGCAATCAAGGCCGAGGACTGGGCGCTGTTGAAGCACACCGGCTTGTTCTCCGTCCAGTTGCAGCCGCCCGGCACGATCGGCAAGGGTTCATTCCCGCCAAGCGAGGCTCCCCCGGCGACCCCGGCGGATGCCAATAAGGGCCAGGGGCCCGGCCAGAAGACGACTCCGGCAGGAAGCGGCGCACAGGGCACTCCCAAGCCCGCTGCGCCCGGCGCTGGAGCGTCAGCCCCAACAACCCCAGCCCCGGGGCGTGATGTCTCAAAGCTGCAAATCGGCAAGGGACACGCGCTCTGGGAATACTGGACCAAGGGTAAGGGCGCTGCCGAGTGGATAGGCGCGCAGCACAAGTGGACGACGCTGCATCGCCTGTTGCTCGCCCACGGGGTTCCGGCGCATGAAGCCAAGGGACTTACGACGAACATCATTAACCACGTGCTTCCTGGCTACATGAAGCTCGCCCATAAGAACGGCGACAAGCCGGAGATTTGACCCGCAGAAGGAGGTTAGGAAGTGACCGGACCATCTAAGCTCTGCCTGCGGTCAGTTGAGTTCCGCGCGGCAGAATCGGACAACAACGACGGTCGTACCCTTGAGGGTTACGCCGCTGTTTTCAACGCTCCGACTGACATCGACTCGTTCGAGGGTCGATTCTCTGAGGAGATCGCGCCTGGCGCGTTCCGCAAGACTATCAACGAGCGTAAGCCCGTTTTGCAGTTCGACCACGGCAAGGACGTTCGCACCGGAAGCGTCCCCATCGGCAAGATAGTTGAGATGCGCGAGGACCCGCAGGGGCTCTACGTCAAGGCTCGACTCTTTGACAACCCGGTTGTTGAGCCGATTCGCCAGGCTATCGAGGGTGGCGCTATCTCCGGCATGTCGTTCCGTTTCCGCGCAGTGCGCGACGAGTGGCGCGATGGCGACGGAAACGTGATCAAGCCCGGCCAGTTGGGCGAGATGCTTTATAACGCAGGGTCGCGTGGGCCGTTGAAGCGCACGCTGAAAGAGGTCCAACTCTTTGAGGCTGGGCCGGTCGTCTTCCCTGCGTACGAACAGACTTCGGTCGGAGTCCGCTCTATTGACGAACTGACCGATGAGGAGCGCCAGTCGCTCATTGACGACTACGCTCGCACTTTCGAGGAGTGCGAACATCGCTGGGCAGATGCCCTCGTTGAGGACAAGCCCACCGAGGTGTTCTGCGAGCAGTGCGGAGAAGTTCGCGCTGACTCCATGAAGAAGCCCGAAGAACCCTACGGCAACGTGAATTACGCCGACCCGGGTTACCAGAAGGACAAGAAGAAGCGCTATCCGCTCGACAGCGCGAAGCACGCTGAGGCGGCTTGGTCTTACATCAACCAGGCTGACAATGCTGCGGAGTACAGCGCTGAACAGCTCGCCGAGATCAAGGGAAAGATCAAGGCTGCGCTCAAGAAGTTTGGTGTAGACGTTGAGGCAAAGGCCGCTGACGACGTATCATCTACACCGGAAGACCCCGGCGCCGACCCCACGGTCACCCCGGACGAACAAGTCATTTCTAGCAATACCCGAGAAAAGGACAAGAATATGTCTGAGCCTATGACCGTGGAGGAGCGCGTTGCTCGCCAGAGCGAGATCAAGGCGCGTCTTTCCGAGATCGACACTGAGTACAGCGGCGGTACCCTCCCCGAGGACACGCAGCGCGAGTGGGACGACCTCAACTCCGAGTTCGGCGAGCACGATGACGCGATCGAGGCGGCCACCCGCCGCGCCGCGCAGCTCCGTGCGCTCGCCGAGGACAACGCCGCGAAGGGTGGCACCGGTCGTTCCGTCGAGCGCGGCACCGCCCCGAACGTGATCCGTCGCCCTGAGAACATCTACGACCTGTCCAACCTCCGCAACCAGGCCCGCAGCCTGGACGAGATGGGTCAGCTCTGCCGCGACAACGCCATGCGCGCGATCGAGCAGGGTCGCTTCGGCTACGGCATCCGCAAGGAGGACGCTCAGAGCAACGTGGAGCGTCTGCTTCTTGAGGCCGACGACGCCCAGGGCACCCTTGCTCGCCGCATCCTCCAGACCGGTTCCCCGGTCTACGAGCGCGCGTTCGGTAAGGCCATGAAGGCGCTCAACACCAACGGCCTGACCGCTGAGGAGGCGCGTGCGCTCTCCCTCGGTTCCAACGCCGATGGTGGCTACGCGGTCCCCTTCCAGCTCGACCCGACCGTGATCCTCACCTCTGACGGTGTGATCAACCCGCTGCGCTCCATGGCGCGCGTCGTCCAGATCACCGGCAAGGAGTGGCAGGGCCTCACCTCCGCTGGTATCTCGGTCACCCGTTCCACCGAGGCGTCCGAAGTCAGCGAGCAGAGCCCGCAGTTCGAGCAGCCGACCGTTCGCCCGAGCCGCGTGACCGGCTTCATCCCGTTCTCCGTCGAGATCGACGCGGACTGGTCCGCGATGCGCTCCGAGGTTACTCGCCTCCTCCAGGACGCGAAGGACACTGAAGAGGCTGGCTCGTTCGTCAACGGTGACGGTACCGGTGTGAACCCCGGCGGTGTTCTCCGCACTCTGTCGCACTACGCGGCCGTGCCGGACGGTGGCACCCTCTCCTCCGCTGACATCTACGCTCTGGAAGAGGCGCTTTCCCCGCGCTTCCGCTCCCGCGCGCAGTTCCTCGCCAACAAGAGTGTTTACAACGACATTCGTCAGCTTGGTACCACGGACGGCACGGACCTGTGGGTTCGCCTCGCCGACCGTAACCCGTCGCAGCTCATCGGCTACGACGCCCGCGAGATCAGCACCATGGGCGGCGCCACTGGCACCAACCGCTACCTCCTCTTCGGTGACTTCTCGCAGTTCCTTATCGTTGACCGTGTTGGTATGAACGTCGAGCTGGTCCCGCACCTGTTCGCCACGGCCAACAACCGTCCCTCCGGGCAGCGTGGCCTTCTGGCCATCTGGCGCAACTCGTCCAAGGTTCTGGTGGACGACGCGTTCCGCTACCTGGTGCACGGCACCGCCTCCTGACCCTAAGGTCAGTTGACGGGGTGACAAGCCAACTATGGTTTGTCACCCCGTTTTTGTAGAGAGGGGAAGTCGTGGCTGAAGTCAACCCGGGTACAAGTCTTAACGCTGTCACAGCAGACGGCGCAGGTTCAACTCTTGCGCTCGATACGGTCAAGCATGTTCACACTATGGTTGTCAGCTACACGGGGACGCCCAGTTCCGTCCGAGTGAACCTTGAGGGATCGCTTGACGGCACAGTCTGGGCCGTCCTTGACGAGTTTGACTACGCGTCGAGTTCGGCGAGCGCGCGCACTGTGTACGCTAGTGTTAAGAACGTCAGGGCGAACTTGGTTTCGCACTCTGGCAATCTTACCTTGACTGCTAAGATCGCATCTGTTTAATCTTCCCGATCGGATTAGCTTGTGGCTTGCGACCCTCCCGTGGTGTGAGGGTGGGCCAACGAGT